ACATTCTCAAAGAATTCCACTTTCTTGTGAGACACATCACTTAATACACCAATATGATAATTGAATCCAGTTTCCTTCAACAAGAACTCGACTTGGTCCATGGCATCAAACAACACAAATTCAGTGTTAGGCCAAATACGCCGAGCCTCACGGGTCCAATTACCTGTGCAGGCGCCGATGTCATAAATGACTTTAGGTTCCACTCCTTCATTTTTCATTTGCTGTAGATATTGTACATCTTCTTCACGGAAACTCCACGTGGACAAATATCGAAGATATTCTTTTTGTTGACGGTCACTCATGATGTCTGAAGGAACAAACACACGGGATCCAATGTGATTACACACAATCGTTGAATCCACAAAAATTCTTGCTCCAACGTTTCGTGCCTTTTCACAGAAGTCAACATCTTCTGAAATGGTATCTTTATGGTCCAATGCCGAATGATACTTGAACTGGGGATATCCAATTTTTCGAATCACCTCAGATTTCACCAACACACAGCCAAATCCACATCCATCAATCTCATGAAGCCCTTGAGGTTGAAGATGAATGAAGGGAACATTACTGACACCCCCGAAATTGTTCTTTCTGTAAATTTCTAATATTTCATCATGCTCTTTTCGTTGAATATACACACCTGATACCATGTCAACATTATGATTCAACATTTTTACTAAGCAGTCTTTTGGTAGCACAATATCACTATCCACAGAAAACAGATAATCATAATGTGTGGCCCAATGAGCAATCAGATTGCGTACTTGGTCTATATTATATCCATAAAAATGTTGATAATGCAAATCCACATTATCAGGCACATCCAAATCATAGATGCTTTTAAACGTATCAGCTTCAATATACTTCGCCGTAGGAATGGCTAATAGAATTTGTATTTTTCTCATGGATGTAAAACCGCCTGTGCAGTTTGTGTTTGTTGTTCGGCATTCACTTTATAATCATTCAGAGGATTTAAATCATTGTACTTCACAACCACATCCTTAACAACTCGAATGGCATTAGGATTACTTACTTGTTCAATGATGTTGTAAAATATGGAAGTATCTCCGCCTGCTCGATACCATTGATATGCCTTATCTTGAAACACACTATTCGGAAGAGAATTTATCAAATGTTTCACAAAGGTACGAAGATGTGTGTAGGGCATATTCCAGGCGAATTTATATTCACGGAACTTTTTTGTATCTCGAATCGTCTTGGGATATTCTTGAGCAATCAATGGAATGTTGTCCGCCAATGACCAACAAGACCCATAGGTGAATTCCACGCCCTGAGAATATAAGGTGTTGTACATATGAAAGATGGTGTTGTTGTTCACCAAGGAATCATCACCATCCAATAACATGATGACACTATCATCTTCACAATCACGAATTTTATTCACTTGATTATATACTGCTCCTTGATTGCTTGGATTACTTAACAAGATGAACCTTGATTGTATTTCAACAGGCAACGAGGAAATGGTTTCTGATGCCACGTGAAAAGAGTTGTCAGTGGAGGCATCATCAATCAAATAATGTGTATAGTTGTGATAATCCTGCGATGCCACAGACAGGATGCATTCGGCAATATATTGTTCAGCATTATAGAACGGAGAAATCACATTGATTTTTCTTTGAGGATATGTGGCTGTATGTCCCCATTCCTCAGGATTACTGAATCGTCGCCCATACAATTGATGCAATCTGTTGTTTATATATGACACTTTTCTGAATTCATCAATGGGAAGATGTAATCCTAACTTATGGTAAAAATGTTGTTTCCATTGAAGTGCCACAGTATCCCATCCTGCAACATCATGAACAATGTTGCAGTATTGCATTTTTTGAGCATGAAGATATGTGTTTCGATGGGCATGAACCACCATGTTCACGAATTGTTCAACTTGTTGTTCTTTGTTAATATCGGTGAACAATGTATTCGGTTCAATTGCGTAATTGATTTTATATGAAGTCAATTCCACTGCCGTTTCTTCCAGGGCACCAAAACGGGTTGTTAATAACGGTGTGTTATACAACAACGATTCAAGAGTTGAAATACCAAATGTCTCAGGGAATGCCCCAGGAAAAATCATGAATGATGATTCCGCCAAATGATTGGCAATTTCTCGTTGAGGAATCACACCTAAAAACTCCACATCAAGGTCTCGTAAATCTTCTCGTTGAACCATTTGATGGAACATTTCTTCTTGTGCATCAGGAGGAGCCCCATCACGGAAGCGATAATAACCCCCAATGATACGTAACTTCGCCTCGGGGATATGTTGCTTCACTCGGGGCCAAATGTCATTGATAAGAGGAATCATCCCCTTGGTGATGGAGGCATTGTAAATGAATAGATTTTTATCCTTCTTTGTGATGTCCACTTCATCAATGTATTTTCTGGCTCCATTACGAGTCATGAACATTCTGTTTTTCAATACTTCGAAATTTCTTTTCTTTCCGTGGTCACAGTTGGAAATGTATGCTGTGTGAAAATCAGACAATGTGAAAATTTCATCAATGTAATTGTTCATCACCATTTCTTCAACCAGATAATCACCTGAACAGAATGTATCATGCAACCATAACACCTTCAGTTTTGCACTATCTTGAAGTTGCTTGAAGATTTGTGTGGGGTAAGGATAATTAAAGTGGTTCCAAAGATGTTCGGGAAGAAACGGAATCACCGTTCTGGACGCCACCATGATGTCACAAGTGTAATCATTAGGAACGTGTAATCTCCGTAAATCCAAATAGGTCACCCCATCATACACTCCTTCAGAGGCACGACTATCCACACAGTTATTGAAAACCGTGACATCGAAATTTAATTTTGCCAGTTCTCTGGCCATGTAAATGACTGCCGACTCAGACCCACCTAAACCATATTTTTCTAGGGTCGTGGGGTCATAGGTTAATCCTATAACGTCAATAATGGCAACTTTCTTTCTCATTTCACCATCCTGATTTTATTTCATATAAATATAGAAAGTAATATACACTACTATATAGTAGTTTGTCAAGTCATGATTCCTTGAGGGTCCATATGGGCAACCTAATTAAAGTCAAACGTTCTGCGGTTCAAGGAAAGGTGCCATTAACCACCGACCTTGAACTAGGTGAATTTGCCATTAATACAACTGATGGTAAATTGTATATCAAGCGAGATAATGGTTCCACCTCCATTATAGACATCGGTGCCCCCACCGTGTCAGCCACAGCTCCTTCAAATCCCAACCCTGGAGATTTCTGGTGGGATAGTTCTGAAGGTAATTTAAAAATCTACTATTATGATGGCACATCATCACAATGGGTTGATGCCAGTCCCAGTGCCATTGGATTCACGGGTTCTCGCGGTGATTTAGGATACACAGGAAGTTTGGGTTATACAGGTAGCATCGGATACACCGGGTCACAAGGTGTTCAAGGAACAACAGGATATGTTGGAAGTAAGGGTGATTTAGGATACACAGGAAGTATCGGATTCACTGGGTCACAGGGACCACAAGGAGCTCAAGGTGTCACAGGATTCACTGGGTCATTAGGATTCACCGGGTCAATTGGTGCCACGGGACCTACAGGACCTCAAGGCGCACAAGGTGTCACAGGATTCACTGGGTCAATCGGCGCACAAGGCGCACAAGGTGTCACAGGATTCACTGGGTCAATCGGCGCACAAGGTCCTCAGGGTGCCACTGGACCTCAAGGTGCACAGGGTGTTGTTGGATTCACTGGGTCAATCGGCGCACAAGGTCCTCAGGGTGCCACTGGACCTACTGGACCTACCGGGCCTCAAGGTGCACAAGGACCTATTGGTTACACGGGTAGTATTGGAGCCACAGGACCAACCGGCCCCACAGGACCTACAGGACCTCAAGGCGCACAAGGTGCACAAGGACCTATTGGTTACACTGGGTCACAGGGTGCCACTGGACCAACCGGCCCCACAGGACCTACAGGACCTCAAGGCGCACAAGGTGCACAAGGTGCACAAGGACCTATTGGTTACACTGGGTCACAAGGTGCCACTGGACCTACAGGACCACAGGGCGCACAGGGTGTCGCGGGACCTACAGGACCCACAGGGCCTCAAGGTGCCACTGGACCAACTGGACCTACTGGTCCCGCCGGTCCCGCTGCCCTTCCACAAAATCCAGTAGGTACCACATATGGGAACGGTCAGTCGGGTACACCTCCATATATGTTGTCACAAACCGTTGGTGATAATGATGGATGGAGAATTTATGGTGAAGCACCATCAACAAATAATGTACGCATGGTGTTTGAATTGGTTGATGATATTGAAACCGCATATCAAGACCAATGGGTATTCCGGAATAAGAGAACTTATACTGATTACGCCGCAACATCTCCATTTTATATTAGTGGTGATGGTAACTCATATAGTGCTGCATCATCACGTGCACCCATCTTTTATGATAGCAATGATACCACGTATTACATTGACCCAAATACTACTAGTACTTCAATATATGTACGAGGGGAAATACGAAATCCCTCCATATGGATTAATGACGGTGACAACTATAATGATTATAACGAAAATATTCGTTTATTCAACGCACCAAATTCTGCATCTGTAATAGGATTTAGTTGCTCAGGTACAGGTGGTACTCCAGGTACTTCTATATTAGGATTTGGATCGTCGTATATGGAACGTAGATTGGGTGATACCTGGGAAGACAGACTATATTCAGGATATCTTGAAGCACGAGGAAGTTATAGAGCTCCCATATTCTATGATAGTAATAATACCGGATATTATGTGGATCCTAACTCCAGTTCTCAAATTGTTAGAGTTGGTATTAATACAACATCATGGGATACAACAAACCTTGTTTTAGATGTCAACGGAGCAGCTTCCTTGAGACAAGGTTTATATATGGGTATTTCGAGTAGCAATATTAATAGTTGGAGTGGTCGTATATATGTTTCTGGATCCTCACAATATTGGAATGGGCAATATTGGGAATTTAATGGTACTGGGTGGGGAGGTGGCGCTTATTGGATTTTAGATAGTTCAGGAAATAGTATTGCATATGGTTCACATCGTGCCCCTGTTTTCTATGACCAAAATGATACAGGGTATTATATAGATGCAAATAGCACATCTGATGTTGCAGTAAGAATTCGTGGTGGTACGTTACATGGTCCAAATGCATCATGGGGTGCATACTTGTATGTTGGTACAAATGGTAGACCTGACAGTTCCGCGTCTGTATGTGCAACCAATGGTAATTTGCATCTAGACTGTGCAAACGGAAACCTCATGTACTTAAATTATTATAGCGGTAATGCGATTATCGCTACTGATTTCCGTCCAACTATCATCTATGACCAAAGTGATACCGGATATTATGTAAATCCCGACGGTACATCCAACTTTTACAACTTATATATTCAAGGTGGGGTGGCAGGTGTGAACACCACATCCAACTATTATGATGCCGCCATTGAAATTCGTGAATATGCATTTGCTGGTGCGCAAACAGATTCTTGGGTCTATGCTCCAAGAATTGGATTACATTGGGGTGGTCGTGTGGCATCACAAATCGCCTTGAACAGTAATGGGCGTGTACACATCTTAAACAATCCTGGTAATGCCAACGAAGATTTCCAAGCAGCTACAATATACGCCACAGGTGAAGTCTACGCCTATTATTCTGATGCTCGATTAAAGAACTTCATCAAGCCCATTGATAACGCCATAGACAAAGTAAAGAAACTTACAGGATATTATTACACAGAAAATGAAGTGGCAAAATCTTTAGGATTCAACAATGATAAAATTCAAGTGGGCGTGAGCGCACAAGATGTATTGGAAGTGTTGCCTGAAGTTGTGGCACCTGCACCCATTGATGATACATATTACACAGTTAAATACGAAAAAATGATTCCTTTATTAATAGAAGCCATTAAAGAACAACAATTAGAAATTGATTCTTTGAAGGCATTATTAGGAGAACGTAAGTAATGGCAGCCATTATTTTTCCAGTAAATCCTGAACTCAATCAAGTTTTCACCACAGAAGGCAAATCATTCCGATGGAATGGTACTGCTTGGAAAAACCTATCAGGTACAGGATACACAGGTAGTTTAGGATACACCGGATCACAAGGTGCCACGGGCTCAACGGGAGCTACAGGACCTCAAGGTGTTACTGGTTTCACCGGAAGTATTGGCGCACAAGGTGTTGCGGGATATACCGGATCCATTGGCGCTCAAGGTGTTCAAGGTGCCACAGGACCTCAAGGTGTCACTGGTTTCACTGGGTCATTGGGCTTCACAGGAAGCAAAGGTGACATCGGTTTCACAGGAAGTCTTGGTGCTCAAGGCGCACAGGGTGTTACAGGATTCACAGGTAGCTTAGGATTCTCAGGAAGCATAGGATTCACCGGTTCCATTGGATTTACTGGAAGTAAGGGTGACATTGGATATACTGGGTCAATCGGTGCCACGGGATATACTGGTTCGTTGGGATATACAGGAAGCAAAGGTGATATCGGGTATACGGGAAGCATAGGTTTCACTGGTTCATTAGGTAACACAGGACCTCAGGGACCTATTGGTTTCACAGGAAGTTTAGGATACACCGGGTCAATTGGATTCACTGGTTCAATTGGCGCCCAAGGACCCATTGGCTTCACAGGAAGTTTAGGATATACAGGAAGCAAGGGTGCTGATGGTAACTTTGGCGGTGCCACATTTGATTATACGTTCGATACCACAACAACCAATGCTGACCCAGGCGCCGGAAAACTTCGTTTCAACAATGCCAATTTGTCATTGGCAACTGCATTGTATATTGATGACACGAATGATGGAAGCATTGACATTCAACCGTTCTTACGTACCATTGATGATAGCACCTCAGGATTAAAGGGACATTTCCGTGTATCCAATAGATTGGATGCTTCAGACTTTGCCATCTTCACCATTACATCTGTTACTGAACAAACAGGATATTTTGAAGTTGCCTGCGCCTATGTTACGGGTGCCACATCATTCACCAATGCCGAAGATGTCATAATTACATTTGCACGTACAGGTGACAAGGGTGATACCGGGTATACAGGAAGCAAGGGTGATATTGGTTTCACGGGAAGTTTAGGATTCACTGGCAGCAAGGGTGATATTGGTTTCACGGGAAGTTTAGGATTCACTGGGTCAATCGGTGCTCAAGGACCACAAGGCGCCACAGGCCCTCAAGGACCTATTGGATTTACGGGAAGCATCGGCTTCACAGGAAGCAAGGGTGATATCGGCTTCACAGGTAGTCTTGGTGTCACAGGATATACAGGTAGCATTGGTGCACAAGGTCCACAGGGCGTTGTTGGATTCACTGGGTCAATCGGTGCACAGGGTCCACAGGGCGTTGTTGGATTCACCGGTTCAATCGGTGTTACAGGTCCTACTGGACCACAAGGTCCACAGGGCGTTGTTGGATTCACAGGTTCAATTGGTGCACAAGGCCCACAAGGTACACAGGGAACTCAAGGTCCTATCGGATATACAGGTAGCATTGGATTTACGGGAAGCAAGGGTGACATTGGATACACTGGTTCATTGGGTGCCACAGGATACACAGGTAGTATTGGTGCTCAAGGTCCCACTGGACCTACAGGACCTCAAGGGCCTATTGGGTTTACAGGAAGTTTAGGATATAGCGGTTCACGTGGATTTACAGGTAGCATCGGTGCTCAAGGTCCACAAGGTGTAGTTGGATTCACTGGTTCAATTGGTGCTCAAGGACCCACTGGACCTACAGGACCTCAAGGACCTACAGGACCTCAAGGACCTATTGGGTTTACAGGTTCAATAGGCGCTCAGGGTCCACAAGGTGATACTGGGTTTACAGGTTCAATAGGCGCTCAAGGCGCACAGGGTGTCAGAGGATATACAGGTAGCATCGGTGCTCAAGGTCCACAAGGTGTAGTTGGATTCACTGGTTCAATTGGTGCTACGGGCCCCACTGGACCTACAGGACCTCAAGGACCTATTGGGTTTACAGGTTCAATAGGCGCTCAGGGTCCACAAGGTGATACTGGGTTCACGGGTTCAATAGGCGCTCAAGGCGCACAGGGTGTCAGAGGATATACAGGTAGTTTAGGGTTTACTGGTAGCGTCGGTGCCACTGGCCCTACAGGACCCACTGGACCTACAGGTCCTACAGGGCCTACTGGACCACAAGGTGCACAAGGAACCACAGGATTCACTGGGTCAATCGGGGCTACAGGAGCAGAAGGTAATAACGCAGGTTCTAGATATAACTTCAGTACAACAACTACTGATGCAGACCCAGGTACAGGTATCTTTAGATTTAATAATGCTGCAATTGCATCAACAACTGTTATATACATTGATTTGTTAGACCAAGGATCTATTGATTTAACAACTTTCATTGATACATGGGATGATAGTACAAACTCCGTGAAAGCCTATATAACAATTGATTCAAATACTAACGCAGATACAACGTTTGGTGTATTCCGTCTTAATAGTATTACATCTGCAACTGGATATAGAAAACTCAATGTTACATATTTGAGCGGCACAGGACCAAGCAACAACGAAGCGTGTGTTATTCGTGTATTCAGAACAGGCGATATGGGGTACACAGGTTCAATTGGCGCACAAGGACCTCAAGGCGCACAGGGTGCTACTGGACCAGCAGGATCCACTGGCCCTCAAGGTGCACAAGGAACAACTGGTTTTACAGGCAGTATAGGTTCTACCGGGCCCACAGGACCTACAGGACCTCAAGGACCAATTGGTTTTACAGGCAGTATTGGTGCTCAAGGCGCACAGGGTGTCAGAGGATATACAGGTAGTTTAGGGTTTACTGGTAGTGTCGGTGCCACTGGCCCTACAGGACCCACAGGACCTACAGGACCTCAAGGTACAGTTGGATTCACTGGGTCAATAGGTGCCACTGGACCTACAGGACCTACGGGCCCTCAAGGAGCAACAGGGCCTACAGGGCCTCAAGGCGCCCAAGGTGTTGCAGGGCCTACAGGGCCTACCGGCGCCACTGGTCCAACTGGACCGGTAGCTTCAAATTTCACAAGTGCAGTATCAGGTAATCCTGTATCGGCAGATACTCCACCTACGTTAAATAGCATTGGTTATGCCAATGGCATGACGCTATATGGACAAACTGATGGTGGTATGTACACCTCATCATATAGCAGCAGTTGGTATCATCAAATTTACGGCGATTTCAGAACGGGACAAATTGCCATTCGTGGTAAAAACAACGGTTCATGGCAATCCTGGTATTATGTCCCTTCATATGGATATAATAACTCATCATATAGTGGTGCCTTATATCCAACCATTGTGTATGATACCAATAACACCGGATATTATGTAGACCCTGCCAGCACCTCAAATGTCAATGCCATGGTGTCCTATTCCTATCAAGGAAATGGTAACGTAGGTGGAACAGGAAGTGCCGCCTGGTTCCCAAATGGATTGTACTCAGCTTCGGGTGCACAGGTGTGGATTTACGGAAGTATAAATCGTGGAGGTGCCAGCACCACAAATGGAGGTGCATACTATGGTACAATTTTCTATGATAACGATAATAGTGGATATTACACCGACCCAGCTAGCACAAGTAGTTTAAATGTATTAGCAGTACAACGTGCATATGCAGGTTATGATTCAGGCGTAACAAACTCTTTCTCATGTAGTGAATGGTTTAGAAGTAGTGGAAATACTGGATGGTATAATGCATCATATGGCGGCGGTTGGTATATGGTAGATACTAGCTGGATACGCTCTTATGGTGGCAAAAATATCTATTGTGATGCATTTATTCGTGCTGAGGGGTCATTCCGTGTTGGTGGTGAATATTCCATTTGGGGAGTATATGGAACATACAGTGCATATTTGACAGCAATGGCATATATTTCGTTTGACTGGAACGGTGGTTATAATTCTTATAGCAATCACGGTATTGCTTCCACAGACTTGAATGGTAGTTTCACTGATGATATGTCAATCAATTCATATAGTGATGTGAATATTCGTTTAGACACCAATAACAACGACTCCACAGGATATTTACGATTACATAACAATTCTTCTGTTTCCAATCAATTTGCCTATATTGGTTATAATGGTTCTTCATACGAAGCCTATTTCACAGGAACGGTATATGCCACCGGTGAAGTCTACGCCTATTATTCTGACCGCAGATTGAAAACTGACATAAATACAATTGATTCTGCTCTAGACAAATTATGTAAAATTCGTGGTGTATATTATAAAACCAATGAATTGTTTGCATCATTGCAAACTGACACTGAAGTAAATTTAGAGAAAAGACATTTAGGTGTTTTGGCACAAGATGTTCAAGAAGTATTCCCTGAAGTGATTGAATTGGCACCATTTGATAGAAATCAAGATGGTACATCAAAGAGTGGTGAAAACTATCTCACAGTGAAATATGATAGATTGATACCTGTGTTGATTGAAGCCATCAAGGAACAACAAAAGAAAATTGAAGTTTTGGAACAACGTATTAAATAACTCAAACAGAACCAGATGACCTGGTAGGAGAAACAAAAATGGCAATTACATACACATGGGATATCACAAACTTACGCAAAGCTCCAACCTTGAACGGCATGAATGATGTGTTGGTGCATGTACGTTGGACAAAAACAGGAACAGATGAAAATGGTACAACAGGTGAATTCCAAGGTGCCACTCCATTAACAGCACCTGAAGCCGAAGGATTTACCGCCTATGAAGATTTAACAAAAGAACAAGTGTTGGGTTGGGTTCAAGCCATCGTGGTAGGATCCTATGAACAACACGTAAACGAACAAATTCAAAAGCAAATTACCAAGAAGAATGACCCATGGGGAGATGTGGAAACGGCTCCTTGGGGACAAGAATTAAACAATCCAGCTGCACCCACACCCCCAGCTCCAACGGAATAATACAATTACTTTTTGAGGAACATTATGAAATTAACAAATGGACAAATCATGGATATTTTTGCTGCTCTGAATGAGTTAGCAGAAGAAAAGTTTTCAGCAAAATTGGCTTGGAAAATTCAAATGGCACGAACATCATTACAACCCATTGTGGAACCATTATATAAAATGGTGAATGATGTGCAAATGAAGCATGCAATTCGTGACCATTTGGGTCAGTTGATTCCCGCCAAACGTGAAGATGGTACGGACATTGAAAACTCATTTAAAATTGCTCCTGAACATTTTGCTTCTGTGACAGCAGAAGTGGGAGAATTGATGAGTGTCAACACCGAAGTGAACAACGTATCCATTTCGTTGTCAGATTTTCCGGAATCATTTAAAATTTCGGCAAATACCATGGCGGCACTTAGCCCTATTATGGTAATAGAGTAAGTTTTCACAAGAAACTGAAAGTGCTATTACTAGATGATATAAATAGTCTAGTAATAGCATTTTCCTTTTTAGGATGAGGATCCATGGCAATCACAACACGCGCACAATTAAAAGATTATTGCCTTCGCCGTCTTGGTTATCCCGTCATTGAAATCAACGTAGATGATGACCAAGTGGAAGATAGAGTACAAGATGCAATAGATTATTGGAATGAATATCATTTTGATGGCACCGAACGTGTCTATGTGAAGGCACAAGTTGAAGCCTCAATATTGAAATTGTCAACCATTTTTGCTGCACAATTCACGGTAGGTGAAAAAGTCACCGGAGCCACATCAGGCGCCACAGCAGAAGTGTATGCAGTGAAATCATCAACAGAATTGAAGATTCGTAAAGTTCGTGGTACGTTCACAAACGGTGAAACCGTCACAGGCGGTACTTCAGGATTCTCCACTACACTTCATGCCACAACGGCATACACGGAAAAAAGTTGGACATCAGGTGCCTTTGAAGTATCTGAAGCCGTCACAGGTGTTGTTCGTGTGTTCCCTATTGGTGATTCAGGTAGCACAAGAGCAAGCACCAACATCTTCGATGTGGTGTATCAATTCCGTTTGAATGATATGTACAACCTTTTGTCATCAGATGTGATTTATTACAATCAAGTGAAGATGCATCTTCAATTGCTTGATGATATGTTTGCAGGTCATCGTACATTCCGTTTCAACAGAAAGCAAGATAAAGTATATCTTGATGTGAACATGGATGATATATTTGATGATGGTGATTATGTCATCTTTGAAGTATATCGTGCCTTGGATCCTGAAGAATGGACTGAAGTGTATAACGATATGTTCCTTCGTCGTTACGCCACAGCTCTCATCAAGCGTCAATGGGGCGAGAACATGAAGAAGTTTTCAGGAATGCAACTTCCTGGAGGTGTGATGATGAATGGACAACAAATATATGATGAAGCCTTAACAGAATTAAATGAACTAGAACGAGAAATGCAATCACGATATGAGCTACCAGTTGATTTCATGGTAGGTTAATATGGCAACCAATTTTTATTTTCAAAGCGGTAATACTTCAGGAACCACAAGTGAACAACGACTTCTTGAAGATTTAATTATTGAAAGCATCAAAATTTATGGACATGATGTCTATTATCTTCCCCGAGTTTCAGTGAAGCAAGATGAAATTCTCGGTGAAGATATATTAAGCCGCTTTGATAATGCCTATCCTTTGGAAATGTATGTTCAAAACATTGAAGGGTGGGAAGGTGATGGAGAATTGTTTAGTAAGTTTGGTATTCAAGTCACACATCAA